ATCATGACATATGGCGATGATAATATTGGGTCAGTTCATCCAGAAATTGACAAGTTCACCATCAAGGGGTGCTCAAAGTTTCTAGCTGAATACGGTCAGATATATACTATGCCAGACAAAGAGTCCGATCTTCGTGATTTCCTCAACCCAGACGAGTTCGAATTCTTGAAAAGACAGAGTGTGTGGCATCCCAAATTGGGTGTTCATACTGGTGCACTTTTAGACAAGTCAATATACAAATCCTTACATTGTTTTATGAGGGGTAAGAATTGTGTGGAGACAGAGGAGTTTGCATGTGCACAAAATATTGATGGAGCCCTGCGGGAATGGTTTCATCACGGTGAAGATAAGTATGAAAGTCAACGGAAGAAGATGATAGAAGTTGCCAATCGTGCTCATATAGCCTACTTGTGTTCCGAATTGGACTTAACGTATGATGATAGAGTCCAGAAGTGGCACACAACGTACACCAATCCAAAGGTGTAAATTGGAAAACCCCGCCACTCCGGGGGCGTAAAATCCGGCCCAGTTTCAAATCTGATGGTAAGCAAAATTGATATGGGTGTATGGATACCGAGTATTTTGACATTTTGTATGTTTCTATGTCTGGTACTTAGGCTTCACCCATGGAATGGTCCCTACAGGGGAATCGAGAGATGAGTTCACCATGCTCAACCAAAACATGACCTGATGGTGCACTTGACCCAGTGCCCATCTTGACAACAAAGGGGGTTGGCAATTTTTGTAAGAAACATTGTTCTGTGGAGATTTGCAGTAACGTCGCCACCAATTCAGGTGGGCAAACTCCATTAGTAAATATAGGCGTGACGGTTAATGATCAACTAGTCCGGGCTACTGAAAATAGTGCCGAAAGAGATCGTGCTTCATCCGTTGATAACTTCGCAGAAGTTGATAGGAGCACACATGGTTCCCATGGATCAAAATCATCCGCGTCCATGGTATCTGAACCAGACTGGCCTGGTGTACCAGAGAGTATTCGATATACGGACCCCACGAGCGTCATTGATGAAGTTCTAAGAATGACTGAGGAGGATAGTATATTTCATGATCATGAACTCAGGGACAATTTTGCCTTTGATTATGAGTGTGATCCACAATCCGGTGTCGAAGGTGCTATCGAAACTAGAGCACCGAGTGAATCGAAGTATCAAAATGTATCATTTGCTGATGAGGAGCAAGCCCATGTGTATGAGGTGGAAAGTTCCGTGGACCCCACTAGGAAATTGATGGATGCGAATGATGCTAATCTTGAGGATTTCTTTCGTAGACCTATCAAGATTGTTGATTATGAGTGGAATGTAGCTTCGACTTTGTCTGAGGGTTTCGATCCATGGTCCCTTTTCTTTGAGAACAAGCGTGTTAGCAACAGATTGTCCAATTACAATCTATTGCGAGCAACGCTGCATCTTAAGGTTCTTGTCAATGGAAATCCTTTCCAGTATGGGCGGGCTCTCATGTCCTATTTGCCTCTCCATACCTTTGATGCGTTGAGTTCTAGTGCTGGTCTTGTTCAACAGGATCGCATACAGGAATCACAACGGCCCCACATCTTCATTAACCCTACTACTAATACTGGAGGTGAAATGAAGTTGCCATTTTTCTTTTATAAGAACTACTTGAATATAGTAGATGGTGACTGGAACAAGATGGGGTATGTGTACTTGAAATCCTTGAATGCACTCAAACATGCGAATGGTGCAGCTGATTCCACAACAATTACAGTTTTCGCATGGGCTGAAGATGTATCTGTCTCTATACCAACTGGCCAAAATGCCTCTGGTATTACAGCCCAGTCAGGTCGAGAACAAGACGAGGCAAATATGAAGGGAATTGTGTCTGGTCCTGCAACAGCAATTTCCAAAGCAGCTGGTATGCTTAAGAGCATCCCACCCATAGCTCCATTTGCATCAGCCACTGAAATTGGTGCTGGTGCTTTGGCAAGTATGGCCAAGTTATATGGGTATTCCCGTCCTGTGGAAACAAAGAATCCAGAGAAGTATACCCCAAATGCAACCACGAATTTGGCCACAACTACTATACCTGATTCCACTAATAAATTGACTGTTGATGACAAGCAAGAACTATCGATTGATCCAAGGATAGCAGGTTTGGGTCCGGAGGATCCATTGAATATTTCCAGCATAGCACAGAGAGAGTCTTACTTGACGACATTTTCATGGGCTGAGGGAGCATCGCCTGAAACCCTTTTGTTCAATTGTCGAGTGTTACCCTCATTGTTTGATACTTCTGGTACTGGTGCAGCAACGGGATATCATCATACCGCATTGTCAGCCGCAGCATTGCCTTTTGACTATTGGACTGGTTCCATCAAGTTTCGTTTTCAAATTGTGGCTTCTGCATACCATCGAGGTAGGATCAAGGTCGTTTACGATCCATATTACCTGAGTGCTACACCTGAATACAATACGAATTACCTCGAAGTTGTTGATATAACAGAGAAAAATGACTTCACACTCACAATTGGTAATGCACAGGAAAAATCATTGATTCCAATCCAAGATTCAACTGTGATCACTACACCAAGTTCCTATTTTAGCACAACTAGATTTTCATCATGGATTGAGGGTAATGGTGTGATTGGTGTTTATGTTGTCAATGAGCTTACGACCCCAAATTCCACCGTGAGTAATGATGTTGAAATCAATGTTTTTGTGAGTGCTGGTGACGATTTTGAGGTGTTCGTACCATCAGAACGTTTATCACGGGTAGTGTTCAAACCGCAATCTGGATTTGAACCACAATCAGGTGTAGAAATGTTGCAATTGAGTAACGATACTGCACCTGGGCAAGGTTCTGATGACCCAGATCATACTGGTTCGAAGGACCTTGTCTTGCCAATGACGAATCATGAGATGCTCAATAAGGTTTACATAGGTGAGAGTGTGAAATCTCTACGTTCGTTGATTAAGAGGTACAATTTCCATGGTGTTTTGTGGTACAACGTTGGCACACCTATGAAATATTTTGCCGGATGTCGTGCTGCGTTCCCTGTGTATAGAGGAAATGTTCCCAATGCAACTGACCAAACATCTACTCCTTCACCCTATAATTATGTCAATACAGTGCTTTTGCACTATGTTGTAGCGGGTTTTTCTGGTTGGCGTGGAGGTGTTCGCTGGAAGTTGGTACCACAGGGACCCGCAAGTTCTACAAGGTCTATTAATGGTGTGATTACACGCACTACACACCTAGATGAAACCTGGCGGGACTTTCGTAACCCATACATACCATACACTACGATTGATCAAGTCCATTATGAAGCTGTTTCAAATGGAACTTTTAGTACTATACAATCAAACAACTTTCCTGTGCAGTGTGGTGCTGGCGGGATCCTTGTTAATGGTTCTGTCAACCCAGTTGCAGAATTTGAAGTTCCATTTTACAGTCAATACCGTTTTGTCCCTGGTAAGGTCATTGACTGGCAGAATGACAATGATTGTTGGACGAATGTTTGGAAATATCGCTACCAAACGGATGGTGAACTTGACTTTGGTATGCAAACCTACGTGGCCGCTGCTGAAGATTTTCAAGTTTACCTCTGGACTGGTATGCCTCGGCTCTATGTTGAGTCATTTGTGCCACTACCACAGACATAAGGTGGCATTTTGGAGACAGACACTCCTAATAACTAAATGTAGTTCTCATATACTAGCATAAAAGAATATGATAAATAAAATTGGTTCTGTGACCGGACCAGTCGCCGAGAGGCGGCGGGCATAATGCCGAATAGAATAAGTAAAACCTTGACTAGGTTGTTCAATTTCGGCATTTGCCGAGGTTGGATCTTGAGTTTACTCGAGTCCTAGCAAGGGAGTCACAAGTTTTAATAGCATATGCCCTGAGACCATTGTAAATGTGTCCCATACTGCATTTTCCGTCCTTTTGAAGATGGAGTATGGAGG